TTATTTTTCTTCTTTTTCTTTTTCTTTGGTCTTAGCTAGTGTAATCAGTCCGTCAGGTTCAACTGTAAACTCAGGTTTGTCAGCAAGTGAACCGTCATTATTGAGATAGTACCAACCTTTTTCAGATTTGACAAAGGCATTAGATACCATTGTTCCTTTTTGATAATCAAGATAGTACCAAGTATCTTGATATTTGACCCAGCCAGTAACCATAGCGCCCTGATTATCAAAATAGTACCAGTTAGCATCAATTAGTACCCAGCCTTTAGCCATAGAACCGTCAGGAAGTAAATAATACCAGTTTGTGTCTGAATGCTTATGCCATGCGTTAGCTTTCATGTAGCCGTCATTATCAAAATAGTACCATACATCTTCGATAACTTGCCAGCGATTAGTTGGATAGCTTCCGTCTTCATTGACATACCACCAACCGTTACTGTTTTGATGCCAGCCAGCTTCTACCTTGTTATCACCCAACATTTCTTGAACGGTTGAGCCTAGACTTTGATAGTGCTTAATTTTAGCAATAACATAATCACGCAAGCTATCATTGTATCCGCCGTGTAATTCAAGGGAACGAGCAGGACATGACGTACTTGAAAATTCATTATGAAACTTGATATTAGAGTAGTTAGGAGTATCACCGTAATAGGTCATGTCTTCCGCCATTTGTCGCAATACCATATTTTCGTTTTCAATAAATTCAGCATCTGTTGAATTGTATTGTTGGCATACTTCGTAGCTGATAGAGTTCATGTTTGCATCATAATTGGCTGCCGACCATGTGCCGCTATATGTATTTTCAACTCGTGCAATAGTATCACGGTTGATATAATAGTGTGCAAATCCCAAAGCTGATTGACCGTTGTTATATCGTGAACGTAGCCAATTTACATAGCTTTCAGGTGTCATACTACCGGCATCATTATGTAAGATATAGTATTTTGGCTTATCTGTCGGACGAGCGCCAGCAATTCCATTAAATACATTAGTATTGATAATTTCTACCATTTTTAAATTCCTTTCATTTTATGGCAATGTTGTAGGCCAAGGGTCGTCTGTGACATAAGATATTAATGATACCCGAATATCGCCAATATCTCTGTCTGTTGGTACTGGTTCTAAGAATTGAAATCTTAGATGATTTGCATCAGTAGCTGAACCTATGTACCAAGTGCCGTACGGAACACCGTTATCATTGAAGATTTGACCGATTAACGAGAAAGGCGCTCTAAATCCATACGGTATATCGCCATTATTAATAATGAACATCTTTTTCTCTCGGTTGCTAGGGTGTGGCACATAACCAGCACCATTGCGTCTAAGAATACCAAACCATCCCCATTGCAGACCGTCAAATTTGTATGTGATTTGATTGTTGATACGGCGAACATGTATCGCTGAATTACCTAAAACTGAATACGCTCGTAACTTTCTCCAACCTGTATCGCCCGTTAGCACTTCCCAACCTTGCTTATCAGTCCCTTGCCGTTTTATCCATTTTAAAGCACCGTTAGTAACATTGGTATCAACGTAAGTAGTTCCGACTGGTGCGCTCACCTTACCATTAGGGAAACCTTGGCCGTGAATTTCATACTCGTTGGCTTGTCCAGTATTCCCACTTGTTGAAGATGGAAGTGTAACGCTACCCCCACCGTCAGAGAGGGTTAATGTCGTTCCAGTCAAGATTAGTTTTTGAGGTGTTTTAGGAATAGATGCAAGTTGTTCTTTAGTTGCGTAGCTTTCCCCTTTTTGTTCAACAACTGAAAGCCTTTGTTTAACTTCGGTGTCGTTATACGCTTGAGGGATTTCTGATTTCTTAGCATATCCCTCTAGGCTCTGATGCTGTGTAAGATAACCCTTGCTATTTAATACCTCGTTTGTTACAAAATTTGAGGTATCTAAATCAGGTTTCTCCTCTAAACGTTCAACCCGTTTTTTTAATTCTAGGTCATTATAAGGTGTTGGAAGTTCAGATTTTAAAGCGTAGTCACTCAATGATTGGTGCGAGGTAAGGTAGTTCTTATCTCTTAATTCTTGCTTAGTAACTAAATTATTTAATTCTTCTTTAGTCGCTAAACGTGAAATATCTTGATGTGATGTAAGATAATTTTTACTTTCAAGTTCTTGTCTTGTTACTAGATTGCTAGTATCTTTTTCAGGCTTACTTTCTAACGCTGTTAAACGCTGTTTTAAGGCGCTATCGTCATAGACGGTATCTTTATCTGTCTTTGCCTTTAAAGCTTCAATATCGGCTGAAATATGGCTTATTTCACTACGAATATTGCTATCATCATACGTTGCGCCCTCGATATGAATATTCTTGATCGCTTCTTCTAGTTCAGCTTTCGTTACAATATCCGTTACAGCGACAATGCGTTTTGTTTCTTTCTCGATAACGGGCAATTCGCTATGTTTGTCAATTTCTGAAACACGAACCCCAAACGAGAATTTCAAAATGTCAGCCGATTGCACGACCTTTTCAGCGTAAACGAACCCGTCAACGATTTCATCTGTCGTAATTAAGCTAGTATCGAATGGAATAGATACAAGATTGTCTTCGACTGTCCCCGCAACTTCTAAAAGCCGATTGGTTGTTTTAAATTTGAATAAAACGATAACTTTCTCAGCGTTAAGACCGTTTAGCTTTAATTCGATATAAGCGTTGTTCTTGTCATGACTATAAAATTCTTCTTTAACTTTATTCAGACCGTCCCGAACGTCAACACAAACGCCCGCTTGCCGTTTAATAATTTTCTTCAAAGGTTGCCCCCTTTCATTTTAAAATTAAAAGGAAGCCTTACGGCTTCCCTGTCTAATCTTTCTTAGGCTCGTAATATTCAAGCGCTCGTTCGCTGTCAGTCAATCCAGCAGTTGTCGGGTCAGTAACCACTCCGAGCAAAACAAGGATATAAACGAATGTATTCACTCCGTCTTGATAATTCTGTGGGATTTCAAACCCGAATTGTTGAGCCATAAGGAAGATTGCCCCTAAAAGAGCGATTAAAGTCACTTTGTTTTGTAAACGTAATTTCCAGTTAATTTTATTCATCTTGTTTCTCCTTTACTTCGACTTCGATTTTATCTTTTTGGTCTATATTTACAAGTAATTGCCCGATTTTACGAGCGTTATCTTTCTTCAACTGGTTAATGTAAGGCTTCAAAATTTCAGGAAAAGCAAGACCGATAATTTCCCAATTTTCAATCACTGAAAACAGATAATTGAATGAGAAAAACATAGTCCAAGCAATCCCAAAACTGCGAAAACCTAATGAACGAGCGTACATAGCCACAAGTAAGATAACGACAAATACAATGAAATGTCTAATCAATCCCATTGTACCTACCTTGCTATCAAAACGCTTAGTCTTAAATGCCTTGATGTAGCCAGTCACAATATCTAAAATCATCAACCAAAAGAAAAAGTGAATATACGGACTGTATGATAGATTTTTTAAATGTTCTGCTAGTTCGTGAAATGCTAAATCTTGCATATACACCTCCTAGCGAACAGGTTGAGTGTCTAACTCACTTGACGGCTTGGTAATAGGCGCTTCCCACTTCCAAAGACCAATCTTGCCGTTTCGGTACAATTCTTCCAACTGCTCAAGCGTTTGCCCTTGATATGTGAATGGCTCGGTGACTTGAACCATAACACGCTTGCCTTCTTGGAATTGTTCGACATGGTTAGGGTTTTCAATCGTGAAAATTTCTTGTGATTGGTATGTCTTACCCGTCTGCCCTAAATCAACCAACTCAAGACCTTTTTTGTAAAGAGTAGGATCTAGTGGGTTGTCCGTGTCAGTAACCCGCACCAATACAGACCAGTTAGCAATAGCTTTCACTTCTGCAATCTGCGCTTCTTTTTCTGCTAGTTTTTGGTTGTATGCTTGCTCTTGCGTGATTAAATCCTCTTGTAATTGCTTCACGCCGTCCGCCGGATTGAATTCTGTCGTCACTTGAGCCAATACCGCCTTGATTAAGTCGTCATTTGACTCGTTGGTTCTGTCGCCAATCAAAACACGGTCAAAAGCTGTGTATGGTTCTTCTTGACGGATTGCTACGAAAGTTCGGTTATTGCCTTGTAAAAATTTGTTTACTACTGTGAATGTCATATATTATTGTTCCTCTTTTTCTGTTTGTTTTGCTTTTACTTCTTCATAGAGATTTTTAAGGCGTTCATCAGATTGTAAAATCCTATTCATTCCCTCAAAGCCTAATTTGATATTTTCTAAACTCGCCCGCGCCTCATCACGCTCATTTTTAACTTGTTGCAACTCAGCCAGCGCCTCATCACGCTCAGCCTTGTCATACGCTCCATTTATAGTCTTGTTAGCTAACTCAACAGCTAACTGATTGATAACGTTGTCTACTGTGCTCATTTATTCCTCTTTCTACATGTTTATATGATACAAGCTAGGATACCCTAGTTTATTTTGCTCAAACCAGTTTTTGATTTGTTGAAAATTATAATGGATATTATTAAATTTACCTACTAAAGATTGGCCTCTGACAATAATATCTTGTGTTTGGGTATCTATGGTAACTTGTCCCAATCCATTTTGTCCACTTAATCTAAAATCCATTGTTTGACCATAAAATGTGATAGCTGAGGCCGTCCTACCACCTGAACGACCATTCCAAATCTGAATGCCTGCTGATGTGCTATCCATTTTTATCAATCCGTTTCTATTGCTTAAAAGCGCTGTATATGAGCCATCTATATCCCCGATAGTACCAGCGCCAAAAACTAGGTATTGTAACGGACGGTTAGGAAATTGATTTTTAATACCTACACCGTAGTTATTCATCTCAATCCAACCAGTCTGTAAGTCAAAATCTGTTTTTCCGTTTAAAGATGATAATTTACCGCCTTTGATAATGTTGCCCGTCAAACCGTCTGCGACAATGTTTTTAGCGGAAATATTGATAATTCTAGCTTGACTTGCGTCAATTTCTCCAATCTGCGCCGTGCCAATTTGAGCGTCTGCAATCATAGCTTTCTTAATTGTCCCGTCTGCAATATATGTTGTCTCAGGCGTAACTACCAGCTTATTCTTACCGACTTCTAAACTTGCTCCACCCGTCGCTAAATTTAAGGCGCTCAATACATCACCATTACTATTAAGAGTCTTGAATGCAAAGCTATCCTTCAAGATTGACATTGTAGTCCTAGTGTATTCACTGTTGTAGTCTGTGCTGTCCACAAACTCCTCAGGAATTAAACGCCTATCAATAATCATAGGTTTATGAATGACGATATTACCAGGGCTTGTCAGAGTGAACCTGATCGAATACTCATTTAGCTCGCCAGTTCTTGGGATGTCTAAATAGCCAGTAAAAACCTGATTACCAGTTTTATTAAGCAAAATTTGAGAGTTATAATACATTCCTAGATTAGTTGTATTATCTAATAACTGAATTAGAACCCTACCATCTCTTGGCACCTTGTCAACTGCAATCTCAATACGATACCCAAGACCCTCACCTTTATTTACAAATTTCTTTGTGAGAGGGAACCGAACCCCTAGCCATCCTGACATAGAGTCAGTGTAGTTAATTCTAATTCCATCATGGTCACCCCAGCTGACACGTTCTAAATGCTTATCTGTTGCGACCGATGAAATATATTTAGGAATTTTGGTTGGTGCATAAAACAGATTAGTAAGATTGCTAAATTTCTTGCCTACCTCGACATTAAACAAGTCTGACGTTAAAGCCATTCTTGCTATGTTTGTGCTAACGTTTGAGTCGTTCGTACCTAAAATACGCTCGTAGAGTTGAGCCGTTTCTCTAACACGTTGAAAATCTGCTTCGTTGACCTTACCAGCAACTTGACTTGTGATGTCCGCAATACGTCCATCTATACCTTGCTTGTATTCTGCTAGCTTCGTTTCATTTTCTCTTGTGAGTGCTTCAAAACGTTGGTTTGTACCTTCAACGGTTTCTGTAAAAGTACTTTTAGCGACAAAATCTCTTGATATTGTTTCACGAATAGCGCTTGTCTGATTGGCCGTTTCTTCTCTAGCATAACGCTTCAATTCTTCTTGACGTTGCCCGTCCTTATCAATGAATGATGTTATCTCTCCGATTTTCGTTTTTATGCCGTCTGTCGTTTGAGTGACTTCAAGCATTTTAGAACCATATTCATTCTTAAAATTCGTAACGTCTTGACTTAATTGTGTTTGCGCCCGTTCTGCCGTCACCTTGAACGTGTTTAAATTTCTGACGTTATCGTTTGCAATTTTCTTCGCTTCTTTAGCTAAATCTTCACTTGCACCAGCTTTTTTAAAGGCTTCGTCAGTTCTGCGTTTAACTTCTTCAAGCGCTGAATTATCAAGATTTCTAAACCGTCGTTCAATTTCATCAATAATTTCTTGCTTGCTATTACTTCTAATGACTTCTTCCCAAACTTCACCTGTCCAACGTAACAAAATTATCTGTCCTTCGTGTTCAGGGTCAGGCTTGAACCATATATCATTGACTAGCACTTTGCCAGCATATTTCTTTGTAGGGTCGTCCTTACCGTACCAGTTATTGTTGAAACCGTCAGCACTTGGAAGAAATTCAGGAAGTTTAGAGATGATATTATTAAAGCCACTTGAAACAAGTTCATCTACTTTCTGACTAGCGATATTTTGGATTTTAGCTTCATTGCTTTCTGAAATCCTATCGCCCAATTTAATGTCGCTTGACTCGTTGTTTAAACGGTTAAACGTGATTTCAAAAATACGGGTGTCATAATCTAGTTTTTTATCATGTCGTACAACACGGATAGTATCGCCGATTTTAACGCCTTTCAGATAAACAGTAGAGGTTTTCAAGGTCAACTGTGGTCTTGATGCACTTACTAATTCATCATAAGTACGCTTAATCAATGCGTTTTTATCTTCTTCATCTTCAAAGACTGCAAAGCCTACTTTTGCACGCATAGTTCCGTCTGCATTCTTGATGCCGTAGCGTTTCGTCATTTCAGGAAGTTCAACATATTTTTGGCCTTTTGGTTTATCTACTGGATTGCCTTTTTTAACTTCCCAAACTACATCCTCAAATGTAATTCTACGCCCGTAACTGCCAGTAGCATTATCTTCACTTGGTGCGCTGAGTTCTTCGCCTTTTCCACGGCCGATTAAAGCAGTAAATAGATTTGTACGCTCGACTTCTTGCAAGATTTGTAGCGCATTATGTCCATAAACTACACGCTTTCCAGTCGCTTCGCCAATTTTCTGTTTAAAATCAATATAACGTGCGCCTATTTTATTGCCGTTTACTTCAACAAAGAACTGCATTTCTAAATTCCATACTTGACAAACCTTTTTCAAGGCTTCAAATGTTGAAATGTAGTAGAAGTTTGTTGATCGTTGACTTGTTTCACTAACAAAACGTGCTTGCCAGTTAGTACCAGCAAGCAGTTCATTGATAATAGGTCTAGCAAATGTATTATGTGGACGTTTATCTAAAACAACAGACTTTCTTAATTCTTCAATACCTGACTGAACGCCAATCAAAGTAGTAAGATTTTCAGAAAACTTTTGAGCAATATAGAAATAATGGAAAGTATGCGCATCTTCGATTGACTGAATAGCCATATACTCCACTGCATCAAATTCTTTCTTGCTCAACTCTTTCATCTCAATCGTGAGCCTATCAGATACATATTTCTCGGTAGTCAAAGCGAACTTTTGAAGAGCAGTCTTGATAGCTTCTTTTTTGACGATTTTAATTAGTTTCTCGTCTTTATCAAATAAATATATCATAGTCGTTCATCTCTCCAAACTACTTCTTTTACTGTCGCATTTGTAGCCGTGATAGTATCAAAGTTTCTAACTTTGAAATTCTCTAAATCACTAAATAGATCAAGTTCGCTTAAAATGTTACGGTTTTTATAAGTTGCTTTCACTTCATCTTGCTTGAACTCAATCACAATATCTTTCGCACCTTCGTAAACACCAGTAAATGATATTGTCTGTCTGCCATTCGTGATTTTGACTTCATTTGTTGGCTTGCTTGTTGTAACTGTGATAGATACGGGCGTTACGGTCTTTGCATCTTGTAACCTAATTTGACCCGTTGAAGTTTGAACTCTTTTCTTTTTGAACCCATCAGGAACTAGCAAAGAAAAACGACTAACAATAGTTAGTGCGTTTTCTTCGATAGCATCTGCGCCGTTAAAAATAGCGAAGTAAATATAATCAGGTTCATCTTTGAATGAAACCTCTAACATTCCATGTTCATCTGAAACTGAACGTAAAAAATCATTTAAACGATTGAATTTTTTTCGTAGTTCAGTAGTTGTTTCAGCAGTCAACTGATACTTGATTTCTAAAATCCTTTCGGGTTCTGAAATACTTTCAACCCAAACGCCACGCCGTCCAGCAATAGAAGTAGTTTTGACGGATTGTCCTACTAGACCTCTACCACTGACCGTTAGTTGTCTGTATCCCTCTACTACTTGATGTATTGGAATACTGTTTAATGTCATATTATCGCTTGGCTCGAAAGCCACGTTTTCATCATGTTTTTCTAGTTTTGAATATCCATACATAGCTTTCTCCTTTCTAATAGTTTGCCAAGGTCAATTCCATTTCTTGAGCGCTTGTAATGTCTTCAGTAAACGCTCTGTAAGTCGTGTTACCCATTTTAAGAACAATATCAGCAGATTGTTGTCCGACTGTAATTGTACCGCCGTTGAAGTCAACGGATGTATTATATCCTGATAAGCGCCCTAGTTCGCCATCTACTGCGCCTAGTTCACTTTGCAAGTTGCCAGCTAAATCTTTGCCAGTAAAGGCATCTATCGCCCCTTGTGCCATGTTCCCGACTGATTTCACGACTGCGCCAGCCTTACTGTTTACACCGATAATGAAACCTTCGTCTGTGTAAATACCAAACTGTCTAAATACCCGTGAAGGTGAATGAATACCAAGTAAACCTTTGGCCCAATTTATAGCACCTCTTACAGCACCACCAACGGCATCAATAAGAGCGCCAGCGGCATTTCTAACCCCGTTCACAAATCCCATGATCAGATTGTGACCTACGTTTACGGCTTGACCGATAAAGTTTCTAGCAGATGCTACTGCATTATCAAATCCACTTCTTACCGCTGATACAATACGAGGGCCAGCGTTTGTTACTGTGCTAACTAGATTGTTCCAGCCGTTTGTAACTGTGTTTTTAATATTTTCAACCGCATTTGAAATACTTGATTTGATATTTTCCCAAGCTGTTGAAATACCTGATTTGATATTTTCTAGTGTTTGATTTAAAAATGAAACAATATTATTCCATATATTCTGAACTGTTGTTTTAGTCACTTCAAGTGCCGTTGAAATAGCTGATTTGATACTTTCCCAAGCGTTAGAAACTGCTGATTTAATACTTTCCCAAATTCCTGACAAGAAAGTTGAGATAGTATTCCATATTTCATTAGTTTTTGCGCTGATAATATCCCAAGCGTTAGAAATAGCTTGTTTGATTAAGTCAAAATTACCAGTTACTAGTCCATAAATAACTAATAATACTGTAGCAAATATAACTTTAATAATTTCCCAAGCGTTCGCAAATATAGACTTAATTGCTTCAAATGTAGTTTGAATATACGTCCAAATAGTCGTTAATGTTGTATAGATCGTTTCATAAATAGCCGTCCAAATCGGGCCAATAAAAGCTGTTATTGTATTCCATACATTTTCCCAAGTTGATTGGATACCAGTCATTGAAGTTTGGAAGAAAGCAGTTACTGCTTCAATACCTGTCTGAACTGCTAGTTTAATACCTTCCCAAATTGGCGCTAAGAATGTAATAAGAGCATTCCAGCCAGTTTCCCAAACTGTCTTCAAAAACTCAAAGATACCACTAAAGATTTGAACGATACCGTCCAAGTATTGTTTGATGATATTCTTGATATTTTCCCAAAGCCTACTTGCTGTTTCTTTGATTGTTTCCCAAGCGCCCGACCAGTCGCCATCAATGATCTGCATGACTGCCTTGATAATTCCTAAAATAAAATCAAGTCCAGCGCCTATTGTGGATTTAATCAATCCCCAAACAACTGAAATATATGTCCCGATAGCATTCCAAGCGCTTTGGATAATAGGTGCTAAGAAATTGGTTACAGTTTCAACAACTGTTTTAATAGCATTCCAAACTTTAGTAGCTACACGCTCAATCAATTCGTGATTTTCAGACCACCAAGAAACAAGCGTACCCCAAATACCTTGAACAAAGCTAACAGCTTCTTGAATAGCACTTGTAATTGCAGTTTTAACTGCTTCAAATGCTGAATTAACCTTGTTTCTAAATTCTTCACTTGTGTTATATACACCGACTAAAATAGCTATCAAACTTGCTATCACTGCGATAACAACAAGGAATGGTGCACCTAGTGAAGATACAACGCCAACAATTTTAGCAAACGTTACACTTAATGCGCTACCGCCTGAGTTTAGCAATGTAAACCATGCTGAAACCTTAGATACTGCGCCAGCTATTAAACTGATAGTACCTACGAACTTACCTATAACTGTAACCACGCCACCTATTGCAATTAAAGCAGGGCCAGCCGATACTGCGATAAGCCCTAACCATTTCTGCCACGGTTCAAGGGGTAAGTTATCCCATATAGTCAAAAGAACCCGTACGACATTATCTTTGAATGTCAATACAGTTTCTTTTAGTTTTTCAAATAAGCCGTATATATCAGCTTCGTCATGTCCTAAACCAGCTACTAAGTTATCAAAAGCTGACTTCATAGCCTTAAAAGAACCAGCGACTGTTTCACTTGCTTCTTTAGCAGTCGTTCCAGTAATTCCTAAGCGATCTTGTGTAATTCCGATAGCTTCAATAAGTGTATGGAATGGAATATCCTTCACGTTTTGCGCTGTTGCTTCAAATTCTCCGTTTAAAACGCCTGACTCATTAACAAGCCGTGCCATTTCGCTAGCAGTCCCGCCATAGCCTAGCTTCAAATTGTCCAAGAGCGTGAAGTTGTCTTTAGCAAAACCTTGATAAGCATCTTGGATAGAGCGCATATCAGTACCCATTTTATTGGCGTTATCTGCCATCTGTATAAGCGCCTTGTCAGCGTATTGGGCTGCCTTCTCAGTATCTCCGCCTAAACCTTGAAGCAATGTAGCAGAGAATGAAGTTACCTGTTGCATATACTCATTCGCTGATATACCAGCCGTTTTAAATGCATTGTTCGCATTGGATAGAACGCTTGCGCCTTTTGATTCCATGGTGTCATACATAGCTTGTGCTTCTTTGGCTGTGATGTTGTATTTTTTAGCAAGTCCAATAGCACTTGTCCCGTTATCTTTAAATAGCGTTTCAACACCACCAAGGCTTTGTTCAAGGTCAGCAAACGATTTGACAATACCAGTGACACCAGCAACAACTGGTGCTGTCAATGTAGCAGTCATACCGCTACCAAGTTTAATTGCAGAAGCACCAACCGCTGAAAGACTATTGCTCACTTTGTCTAAACTTGAGCCGGTTTGATGTTTAAGGCTTTGTAAAGATGCTTGTGCTTCTTTCATACCGCTAGAAAAATCAGAAACATTGGCTTTTAGTATGGCGGTAACATCAAAATTTGTCCCCATTAGTTACCCCCTTTCTTTCATAGATTGATTAAGCCTTCTGTTTCTATCAGCAAGGCTCATTTTCTTTTCTTTGACTTGTCCGACATCATCTTTTTTGAAAATCTTGTCAAACTCGTCTTTGTGATTGTAAAAATCGTCAAACGTTTTAAAGGCTGACCTTGCGCTCTTGCCTTTTCCTTTAGTTGCCTGGACTGTTTGATTGAACCATGCTTGAATTGCTGAATTGTACCGTCTATCTTCCTGTTGGATAAGGTAAGCAGTGTTATAAATTTCAAATTCTTCAAGCGTGGTGCGTGATGCTTCTTTAAACGTCATATTATGTCTTGCAATAAGCAAGGCTATTGCTTCATCATAGCCAAAGTCTGAACCTTGATTTTCCCTTACTCGACTAGGTTCATTGCTTTTTTGAGTAGGGGAGATGCTTTTAACTCGTTCACAATTTCAGTAATTGTTTTGTCGTATTCGTCATTCAAAATCAAATCTTCAAGATATTTTTCGATTGCTTCATTGCTTGGTTTGTGGTTCTCTGTGACTGTTCCAGCTTTGATAATGTCAACAAAAGCCATTGGATCATTAAGTGCTTGTCCAGCATTGAACAATGTCATTGCACCGTAGCCAGTTTTCATGCCTTCCAATTCAGCAGAATGTAGCTTGTTCATTTCTCGCAAGAAACCAAGTCCAAAGCGTAGTGTATAGTCACGTTCTCCAATTTTTAAAATCATTTGTTTTTTCTCCTTTTAAATAAAAAAATAAAGGGCAAATAAATTGCCCTTCTAAATACCACTATTTCAATTAAACTGCGACACCTTCGCCGTTTGTTTCTTTTTCAAGCGTGTGGTAGTTGTATTGTGCGCTTTCGACCGCTTGTTTTTGCGTGTCTGTTAACTTGTCAGTATGTAGGATACCGTTTCCGTCAATAGCGACTTCATAAGATAACTCAACCTTATCGTCTGAAGGTGCTGACAATTCAAAGTTCTTGAAGTAGCCTTGATAGTATTCTACGTCATACTTATCTTCTCCGCTGACCTCCTTCTTGCTTCCAAGGTCAACAATCCAGCATTCGATCTTATCGCCAGCTTTGAACCATTTGCGCATTTCTTTCCACATATTCACTGTGTCGCCGTCTTCACGGTAAGCAAGTGATTTAAACTCTCCGCTTGTCTCTCCGTCTGAGATTGAGTTTACAACTCCATCTTTTGTTTTTGTACTTTCTACGTTCTTTTCTGACTTGATAGAAAGTTCAGATTGGAAACGTACCTTACCCGCATCTTGTTTTGTACGGTCTTTATAGCGACGGAAAAAAGCAATAACGTCTTTCCCCAAAATTAAATCTGCCATTTATTATTTCTCCTTTTTGGTATAACTAAAAGTAATGTCCAGCACTACATGAAGTAAAGGCTGGACGTCTGTATTATCTGCAATAACTTGTTTATCTGTTGTTAAATGATTGAAATTATACTCATACCCGTCTTTGAAATACTTGACTGTATTTTCAAGATAGGCTGAAACATTGTCTATTTTGCTTCTATTCTTCCGTGTGCCGTAAATATGGACTGTTTGCCTTACTGATCCGTACAAGTCATTGTTAGGCGTATCAGAGCCGTTATATTCTCCGATATAAACAAACGGATATTGTGCATCTGCATTGGGTAGATAATCGTAAGTATCTACTCTTAAATCAGAAAGAGCAAATAACTTCCTAAACAAATCGTGATTGGGTGTCATTTAAAAACTCCTTTCATAACATCCGTCATATCTTTTTGAAACTCAGGTAATATCTGCTCTAACATAGGTCTAAAGTGTGGTTTACCAGCCATGAAACGAGTACCGTATTCTTGATACCCTGTATAAGATGCGCTTCCTGTTATCCATGCTTCCATACCGTGATATGTCACGTTTATATGGTCTTTCAAAAATCCAGTATCTCTTGGCGCTAATTCTCTTGCTACTTTCTTTCCTTTTTCGCCTTTATTTTTAACAACTTGTATAGATTGTTCTACGGCTTTAGGGTGTGCGTTATAAATCGTGCTTGTTAGCTTCTCTAAGCCGTGCCATTCTATATTTACGCCCATTTATACCCTTACTGTCCTTTTGAGCCGTACAGAGCATTTTGAAGCTTCTACGCTATCAATCTGCTCATATCTGAACCCGTCATAGATTGCATACAAGAACGGTTCTTGTTCCTGCTGAAATCTGCATATCATAACGACATCCGAACGATTGCCGTATAACTCAAAAACCTTTGCTTTTTGAATATAATTCACAAAACATGGTACAATTACGGATTGTTCAGCTTGGTTTTCGTAAGTGTCCGTTTCCGGATTATACTTAGCAACCCCTGAACCTCTAACAAGCGTAATTCTGTGAGGTGTTTTCATAGAAAGAATGCCTTTCCACGTTGACGTTGCGAACCATCAAGACCAAAATCTTTATTTAAAATAGCCATGTAAGGCTTGAATAAGTTGTCGTAGTCTTGATAAGTTACTGAATATCCGTCAACCGTTTCACTCGATACACTTTCCGAACCTTTTCGCCCGTAGAGTTTATAAACAACGTTTTCAATCATAAAATTATACTTACTGTCAATATATACCGAACCAGTAAGTGATTTGAAATAGCTTTCAGCATCTTCAACTAAATCAGTTAACAAGTCATTTTCTTTTGTGTCGTTGGGGGCAATCCCCAACCTACGTTTAATCTTTGCAAGTTGGGTATCATCCATATTTATTCCCCTTTAGTTTTTGTTGTTGGTTCTTCTTTCGGTTCTTCGTCAGATGCGATAACCCCTTTTTTCAAGAGGTCTTTAATTCGTGCATCTGATACCGTCAAATCTTGTCTAGGATATGTTTCCCCAGCTTCGTAGAACCAACCATTATCTTTAGTATCAATAATGTTAGTAGTTACGATATAAGCCATTTAATACCCCCTTTTAGACGTTTGAAGCATCTGTCAATTTAGCAAACGCATTGTCTTTAGTGACTGCAACTGCAATGTCCATTGTGCAACGGATTGCAACCATTTCCTGTTCAAATAGGTTGATAGGTTCGTTGTCTGCTCCCTTGATAGTAGAGATTTGACCTTCTTCTGAAATCTTGTAGTTAATGTTGTAAGGTACACCGTAGATAAGATTGTCAAAGTCACCAGCTAGCAATTCGCCCTTCTTGAATTGTTTAGACTTCATGTCAACTGTTGTGATACCGTCAAGTTTGTTAGTATCTTTATCAAAGATTGTTTTCTTGTCGCCGTCACGAGCATCACGAAGAACAGAACGGTTTGAAACACGAGATACAAAGGCATTAATTTCAATATCGTTATCTAGAAGTTTGTCTTCAAGTTTCAAGATGTTTTCGTAGTTTAATACCCCGCCTACTACGTTGTTAGCAGTTTTGGCCGCTTTAGCTACTGAGTTTGCGAATGGTGTTTCATGTCCAAGTAGTCCCGCTTCGTCAATCTTAGTATAGAATGCTTCTACAATCTGTGGTTTCATTTCTTCAAAGAATTTTTCCCATGTGTAGTTAAGAACTTCACGAGAAGCTACCAAGATGATACCAAGTTTCTTAGCACGAAGCGTAACTGGTACGATTTCAGGCTTATCAGTCTTGATTTTTTCTGTTTCATTTACCCAGTAAGCTGAAACGCCGTCTGTTTGAACGTAAACAGTCTTTTCTTGCTTACCGTCCATTTCGTGATATTTACCAAGTTGCATTACAAGTGAGTTTTCAGCGACTTCTTTCATGATAATATCAGTAAATTCTTTGTGCAGTGTACCGTCTTTCTTTTCTGATACCAATACTTTATCAGGTGTGAATGTTTGAATTGTCATTTATGTTTTCCCCTTTAAATAATTCTTGAATTGCGGAAAATTTCTCCGCTTGATTGTGTCTTAGAACCACCAAAAGCAGTACTTACTGCGGGCGGTTCTGATTGTGTGTATTCAGACTTGATTTCACTAATAATGCTTTCAAAGTCTGAAATAGCTTGAAGCGTGCCGTCTGCCGTATCTTTTACGACAAAAGCAAGCACTCGTTCGTTAACAGGCAACTTACGACTTGATAGAGTTTTAATAGCTTCATCTGTCAACTCTCGCTTGGTTTGTTCTTTTTCAAGTCCAGCGATTTTATCAAGTAACGATTGCTTTTCTGCTTCAGCTTCTTTTCTGCGGTATTCTTCAAGTTCTTTGCCTGATAATTCTGTTTCCGCTTTATACTTTTCCAAAGCTTTAGCAATAGCTTCCTGTGTTGACTGAGCGTGTTTTTTCTCTGCTTGCTCAAGTCGTCTTTGCATTTCTGCGATTGATACCGTTTTTTCAGTTTCTGGTTTTGGATTGCTAGCTTGTTCCTCAACCGTAGTTTCCTGAACTTGAGTATCAACTGTCTGTGTTTGTTCTTCTGCCATATTGGCTCCTTTCTCTACGCTTTTACGAGCAACCCCCTCGAACTCATGCAACTTTTAACGTCTTTAGCACGGTTTGGACAATATAAAAAAGGTGTCATTTAAAATGCAACCTTTTAAAAATCTTGATTAAATTCATCTAGCGTACTTCTTCCGTCTTTGTACTTCATTTCAATATGTCCATACGCTGAGCATCTACAATTAGGGTGCATAGGAAACATATTTACGCCTTTTTCTACTTTATCAATGGGTACTGCCGTATTATTTAACGGCTTGCAAATATCACAAGCGCCACTTTCAGCTACAAAAATCATGTGAGTAAAGCCGTTATCTTTTAACATAGCGTGGTCTGTGTCAGAGTTTATTCTTGCTATCTCAGTTTTAATCAACCGTTTAGCGTTATACTCACTTGTGCCGTATTTGTTAGCAAGCAATTTCATTTCTTTTTGGTAGCCGTTCATATCTGTATAGATACGATTTAAAGAAGCAAAAACATCTCTTTGTAGTATTGCTTGTAAGCCTATTTTGCCCCAAACTCTACTAGAAAAGTTTTGTCCGTAGAAATCAGCGTTTAAAATCGCTTCTAAGCGCTTAGTCGCTCCACTTGAAGAAATACCCAAGATACCCGCTTGTCGCTTAAATTCGGCTAAATATTCGCTTCTACGAACCTTATCAAATACTTCTTCAAGGTTACTTGTCAAACTGTTAATTTCAAGACCTAACTCAGCTTTCAAAAGTTCCAAGCGACTGACTTTCATTTTCAAGTTATAAACTCGTAACCATGAATTAGTCTTATGACTGAAATCTTTTTCTTTAACAGCTTTTCTTGCCTTTTCTGCAAACTTCGTAACGTCAAATTCTGAAGCACGCTTCATTGCTTCTTGCTTCGTCAATCCCTCACGTCCAGCATAACCAAGATAAAACTTGTCTATCTGTGCTTGAAGTCTATCATAGCTTTCTTGATACAACTGTGTTATCAGTTTATCACGGTCTAAATCACGCTTGATTAGTTCGGCTTGTGCCTTACGTTCTGCATTGTATAGTCTGTTATCAGCTTTCTTGCTCATTCATGCCACCTACTAACTGCATGATCTCGTTGTCACTTGCTCCAGTTTCTTTCAAAATGCGCCCTTGCTCTGTCTTGTAGTCTGTAAAGCTAGCATTGTTCATCAATGTTTCTTGAGATACTACTCCGCCCGCTTCGATATACGCTTTAATTTCATTCCATACATCTTGTGGAATGTTTGGGTGGAAAGTAAAGGTCAGCTTGCTAGCTTCAATCGTTGGCTTATTGATAGCCTTGTGAATGTTACTGATTAGTTCATATCTTCTACGCAAAGCCTTAGTAAAGTATGTTTCTTTATTCTTTCTGACTTGCTCAAGTCCAATCATTTTATAAAGTAACGCAATTCCTGATGATGTAGCATTAAATCTATCATCTTCAAGATTAGGAATACGACTAAATCTATGAATGTCGTTTGCTAAGCGGTTCTTATATGCTTCTGTACCGTTCACATCATACTGCTTATAGATATATCCAGCATCTGCGCTTGTTTGTTGTCCGTTTGCGCTGATACCAGTTTGAAGTAGTAGCGTGTTAGCATCTTTCATCTTAGCAATATCACTTGCTGACAAGCCTAATGCTTCCAAGTCACCCTTAATTAAAAGCATTGCATCATTTAAATCTGACATATAGTTAGCTGTGTCTGATTGTCCAGCATCATAGGCATCTATCAATGAGATTTCACTTTCAAAATCACCCATTCGATAACGGTTATTCCACCACTCAACAACTGGAACATCTCTATATTCATGCTTCGTGGTTGTATCAACAGTCAAGCGTACTGCATTTGTTGTATAAGGTTTATAAGTGATAGTTTGGTCTTTAGTATAGACTGTCATATTCACTTTATCAGCGAATACTGGAAGATGTACGGCTAAAATGATATTTTGTTCTACTGTTAAATCACGAACCACAAACATTTCAAGCGGGTTAATCAAAACAACTCTGTCTGCTCCGTCTTTATCCCTAAAGTGATATTCAAAAGCACGTCCATAGATTGAAGCATCAAGCGCTAAATCTCCGTTCAATGCGTTGATGTCATTGTTCCATTCGATTTCTTGAATAGTTTCTAATTGCTTTTTCTCTGCTCCCTCTAAAATACCGATAGAAACGGGATTGCCAATAACATAATTTGTAGCAAAACTAGAAATATAACCGCCCCATTTGTGACGTACTCTATAATCTGCTTTCTCGTTATCTAGTCGTCTGTTTCCCGATAAGATACTGTAATTGTCGCCTTTAGCATAAGATGATAAAACTTTCAAGCGCTTTTGTTGACTATTGAAAAATGCTTCAATCATTCCCCTAAAGACTTTCTTTCCGTTATCCGTATTCAGCAATTCATCACTTGAAGCATATCTGAATTGCTCGTTTGAAATACTGCCAAAGTATAGACTGTCAGACCTTGATTTATTTACTGTGTCTATACCATGTTCAAATTCATTTACTTTGTCCACTCTCTACCTCCTGAACATTTTATTGATTTTACTAATTGTTCTATCAACATCAATCTCTTTTTTCGCTTGATAAATCCTATCTTGCAATGCGTAGCGTATAGCATCTATGCAGTGATTATAGCTATCTACTGGTTCGTTGATGTATTCGTTTGTCTTTTTATCTTTCTTCCAAGTGTAATTCTCAAGTTCTTCAATCAACTTTACACATCTTTCGTCTACTATCCATTCGTACTGAAGTAAGTATTGTATGCCTTGCATAACTGAACCAGCCCCCTTTTGAACGTCTATCACTCGTGTAATACCAAGATTTCGCAATTCTTGGTTAGATTTCTTTTCAGCGCTATCTGCTCGTATCTGCTCTTTAGCATATCCAAGCGCCTTGATTGCTTCTGCTATCTTGTCATTCGTCAACCCTTTTCTTACGAACTCATCAGGGACATACAAACGCTTGTTTTCATCATCTACCCGAACATGAAGCAATGCTGACGGATCATTAATAAAACCATAGTCAAGTCCAAAATAAGCGGGTAAATGTTCCCACTCACTTTTATTCAGCAATCGTTTTTCATATTTTGGAAAAACTAGCTTGTCAAGTGTTGCGAACTCGCCCAAAGCATATATTTTATAATACGCTTCATTCCTATTGGCTAGTTCCTCGATATTCTCGATTGTTACTTGATCTAAAAAGCGATTGTCTTTGTATGACGTGTGATAGACAACTGTGTTTTTTGGCTTCTTTACAAAAAATGCGTTATAAGTCCAATTTACTTTCGATACAGGGTTAAACATCAAGAATATCTGTTTATTCAAGTGTTTCTTAGCACGTAAACGCAAAGTTAACTGTGTGTAATCATCAAGCGTGAACTCAGATGCTTCTTCCATGACGACATCTGATATATCTTTAATAGACTTGATTTTCTCAGGGTTGTCTAAACCCTTAAAAATAAACTGTGCGCCGTTTGGTAGTTCTATCCGATATGCTGAATTATTGACCTTGCACTTATCTAACAACTGCCAACTATCCAAGCATTGCTTCACATCTTCAAAGATAGAATCGTAAACCGTAGCGCCTACCTTACGCAAAAATAAAACCTTGCGTGGATGCTTCCAGTTTTGGCAAGCCTTAAAGACTACCTTTTGAATGACACCGTGACTTTTCCCGCTCGAAGCACCGCCATAGTGAACCTCAGTAAACGTTGAATAGTCGTATAGCTTATCAAAGATATGTTTATTAAATACACGACTTGGATAGTCAATAATGATATTGATTTTAGGCTTATTCTTCGTCAGCATCCCAATCACCAACTTTTATATCAATAGTTTTTTGAGTGATTTCTTGCCTATCCACAAACAAGCCATAACGTTTTCCAAGGTCAACTGCGGCGCTCTTTCTTGTTGATACATTCGGTTTAGCATCCATAACTTTTTGATAACCGTCCCCATCAAGCACCAGTAAAGGCTCTGTGATTTCGCCACGCATGACTGCCGTTAAAAACTCAAGCACTTCTTGTTGGTCTGCAACACGTTCAGACTTTAGTTTTTCCAGTCGTTCATCTATATAGGCTCTTACGTTAGCGTTTGCAAGCAATCTACTTCCATTCGCCCTTGCAACATCATCTTTCTTAATATTGGGATAAGCCTTCTTATAAGCCTGTGTAGCGTTTAAACAAATGATGTACTCGTCTGCGAATACTTTTTGTTTTTCAGTCATTCCCACTTTCCACCACCTCATTTCTACAAACAAAAAAGCCAGCTAAAAGCTGACGAATGGAGTAACTAAATTAAAACGGCGCTAGGGTTTAGAGATATTATGAAACTATAAAAATTAAAAAAACACAAAGGAAATCGACAATGAATATATTTTATTCCTAACGCCGAAAATATAATAGGAGTTTATCAGTCATGCTTACCGCTTTGCTGATACTAACATAATATCACTTTAAAACTATCAAATACTATCGTTATTATCAAAGATTTTAGATATGTTTGCAACTGCCCTATCTCTAGCACGTTGGATAGTTGCAGGGCTACAATTTAATTCTCTTTCTGTTTCACTCCAGCTTAGCCCGTTGATATACAACAAGCGCATCACAATATTTTCAATCGGGTCTTCTAATGACTCAATAGCTTGTGTCAAATCTTCTTGTTCTTTTTGCTCTTGTTCAATTTGCTTGTATAACTCGTCTATCTTATCAGTGATTTTTATATTTAAGTCTTCAGTCCGATTATCATTGCTTGGAGTTTTAGGCATCCCGTTAAATGACTGTCCTTTTACAATACCCGTTCTTAAATCTTGTATCTCTCTATGAATTGACCGTATTTTGATATTTTTAATTTTTAATTTTTTAAGTTTTCTTTGTAATTGCACTCTCACTCTCCAATTAAAACATTCAAAGGAATATTGAAGTATGTTGCTACGTCTTCCACTTGATAAAAGTTAGGTCTTGCCTTGCACGTTTCCCATTTAAAAATATCCGATTGACAGTATCCTAAGATGTCACCTAGTTTTTCTTGTGACAATTTACTATCTTTGCGTTTTTGTTTTAGCATGAATGCAAAGCGTAGTCTTTGCTTATCATTTAATCTTTGTTCGTAGTCCATCTTTCACTCCTTAAATAAACAAACTAGCTAACCAAATTAAAAACAAATAAATCAAAATTTTTACAATCTTTGTAATTATGGGCATTAAATATCCTTCTGTATCTTGTTTTTCTTTGTAATAATCAGGAAAAATAATAGATAATGTAATATCTAAACCAAAGGCTTGCCAAATACTGATTTCGTTAACTGGAATAATTGTTGTAATAATCGCATTCCACCCATACTGGAATGTAAATGCTGAAATAATCACACCAATAAACGCAACAATAAATACACCAAATTTTTTCATCTCAAATCCCCTTCTTTCACAAATGAACCGTTAACCATTTTTCCTTTTCGGTTCTTGATCTCGTTATACGCTAGTTCAAAACATTCAGCAATAGACCATCCTTTCTGTTGACAATAGATAGTCAGCACTACCAAAATATCCCCTACTGCATCTTTCCCGTCTTGCTCACGCTCTTTTAAATGCGCTTGTGCAAGTTCGCCCGCTTCTTCAAATAATTTAAGCGCTTGTGCTGTGCTATTATCAGGGTTATCCAATCCTCTTTCTTTCGCCCACTGCTCGACTCTGTGCGCTAGTAATTCCATGTTTATTGTCATAACTTAATAGTCATCTCCTTTTTGAGTTAAAATTGCAATAATATCTTCGTATATTGGGTCTATTATATATAAAAATTCATCAGCAGTTAGTTGTTTTTTAAGATTAGCTTTGATTTCATCGCTTACAAACACTTTGCTGAAATAATCATCATCTTTCAAAACGGTTGTAATATAACTCGCATTAACCGTTATAGGATTTTTTACTTCTCCGTACTTAAAAGGTACAAGTTGAATAAATTTCGTCATTTGCAGTCCTCTAAAAGCTCTGGATTTTCGTAGATGTTGCCGATAACCTCACATTTCAAATAAACTAGATAAAGTGGATACCATTCTGCGCTCCGTTTGTTCAATTCATCTACAAATCTATAAATAAAACTTGCATAAGAACCGTGCCATTTGATAACTGCTTTTCTGCCTTTATAATCGACTATATCCCCCTCAAAGATTTCCTTGCCGTTCTTGTCTTTGAGTTCTGTCGATTGCATGAGTTCGATTTCGTCCGCTTTTCGTACAAACGTAATATAATCTCCGATAATATCAAGTTCTCCGTCAAACCAATGGATTTCATCTACATCAATTATTTCTTTATCGTTTTTTAGCCATGCTCTAAACTTTGGTGTCATATTCCTACCTCTTGACCTATTTCAATATTTTTATATCTTTCTTCACTAACCACAAACACATTCCCGTTTACTGTGATAGTGAATAGCTTTCCGATTTTTCGTTTTTCTTCCACCTTGCCAGTAATCTGATACTTACTATCAGCATGATATACTAGCAAGGGTTTCTGTTGCATGAATAGCAAGTAAGTAGTAAGCAAGGCATAGCCGATTAAAAAACGTTTCAATATTTTCTCTCCTGTGCTTCGTAATGTAACCATACAAGACTTTCATATAAAGTCCTTGCTTTTATTTTAATGTTATTCAATTCATAGGCACT